TAGCGGAATTATCATCTACATATTTTTTATTAGCAATTTCCTTGTCTGTTCTACATTCAATGTCACACGTTCCAATCTTGATATTAATTTGGTCAACGATATTCTTATCGTCCATATTATCAAAGTTCCCTGCTCCCTCTGGACGTGTATAGTTTCCCTTATCCCGCTTTGTAGAACGGTCTCTAATCAATCTTTTTGTATTAACCATAGAATTACTTAAGAAAGAAACTATTTAAAATTATGTCATTGTTACGGTCTTGTATGCTGTACCGTTCCACACCTTTAAATTGTGCGTTGTAATGTCCATATAAATCATTCCCTCGTTTGGGGCTGTTGGTAAATCCGCAGTTGCTTTATTAGGTGCTGTTAATTCCGAAGGGTTACAAATATCACCGATTAATTCAACCATCTTATTTCTCCTTTGGCTTAACTGCCGCTTTTATTTTTTTCTCGGACTCTAAAAAAACTTTATAATCTGCTAAAATATCTCCAGACATTTCAGACTCTTTATATAGAACTGCAAATTTTTCTCCTCTTAGAACTTGACCTTTATAACTCATCTTATGCCTCCGTATTCGTAATAGTATAAATACTTTTTTTATGAATAATTTGAATCTGCCCCATTTGCCATGACCTAAAGATTGTAGATTTTCCTTCGTTCTTGATTACTGCACTTTCAAATCCGATTGCACTTTGCCATTGTGCTGTCTTCTGTCCGATTATAATCATTGCTTCATCATCAGTAACTGATGTAGTCTTTACAATAGTTAATCCTGCCACTTGTCCCATCTTTCCATTAGAAACAATGTCCGCCGTCTTGAATGTAGGGTTGTTAATTACCTTAGAGTTCTGCATTAAAGAAGCGTAATCGTGTGGGTTTACTAATAAATATCCGCCTGCTTGTGCGTCGTAGTTGTTTTCGTCCATTGCTTGTATTCCTCTTAAAATATCATTCACTGGATTTTGATTTGTAGCTGTTGCGTCATCCCATGGTGCTACTGCTGCAACTACTCCGCTTGTGTTTGTTGCTGCTGTTAAAGCTGCGTAAATTGCGATATCAATAGAGTTAACGATTGCTTCTGCAATACCATCCACTGTTCTACTTTGCATATTGAATTGTCCTAATCTTAAATCTTCCATAGAAATCTCTGCTTCTGCTCCGTACTTAATATGGTCTGAACTTGTTTTAGTCCATGCTCTATTTACCGTTGGATATTCTGACATTTTTCCTATTCCTTTTATATTTCGTGTTCCCGACGCTGTCAAAATTGTTGCGTCTTCCTCGTAATATGTTTCAGTCATATCTGAAGATTTCATTTGTTTCAATAAAGGCATTAATTTAAATTTCTTTGCTGCCAAAACTGTAACTACCTTAGATATATTCTCTCCTCTTAAATTGTCTGCTCCTGGTTGTGTTGCCATTAAATGGTTACTCCTACATGTACTTCTCCACTTGTTCCGGTTGCGATTGCTTCAAGAGCTTTACCAACACAATCACCTGTTATCAATTCTGCTGCTGTACATACCTTAATAGTATTTGCCCCACCAATAGAAACTAATTGTCCTGCTGCGATTCCTGCTCCGCCGTTATCTTTTAATTTCCAAATTCCGGTTCTACAAAGTCCTAAATCTACAACTGCGTCAGTTGCGGTCTTTTCTGTCATTGTAATTCCTGCAAAAGTATCACTATCCGCGGAGGTTGCGGCTGCTGTTCTTGGGTCTGTCATTTTTAATAATGTGAATTGTGGTATTGCTGTTCCTGTTGCGACTGTAAAATCATGTACATCATAAGGACCCTCAACCATTATTGCTTCATTTGCCATAATTAGTCTTATAATGAATACTATTTAAATCTTTGGTATTTAGGCACTAATAAAGGGGTGCGAGAAATTTGGCAAAATTAGAATAATTTTCACATTTCTGCGGATTCTTCTTGTAATTTCTCGAGGACGAATGTGTTTAGATCGATTCCTATTTCACAATCCTTAACCAATTGTTTATGTTTCTTATCTTGTTCTACTAGAATATCATTCAATTTCTTAACCGTTTCTTTTGTCTTTTTAATCTCTTCTTTTAGAATTGTTTTGGTTAACATTATAATTGTACCTCTCCTCTTTCAAATCGTGCTGTAAATTCCTCATCTGTTTCTTCCTTAGGTTTCTCAGGTTCTTGCCCTGCCATAGACTTACCGCCTAGTTGTATTTTTGCTTTAAGTTCTTTTGCTCTCAATAATTCTATTTCTACTTTGTCGTTTTCCGCTTTGAGTTTTTGATAATGGTCTGTAACCTTTTCAATGCTAGTATTATTCTCTTCTCCGTCGGATTGAACTTCACTTTTATTTGTATCTTCATTTGTTTCTTCCATGTATATTCATATATTGTTTACTATATAAATGTTCCTAATTTGTGTATGCTGTCTTTTCTAACTCATCTGCTCTTGCTATATTCTCTGCTCCGCCTGCTCTTCTCAATCTCCAAACCTCTTGCATTATTTCCGCGTCTGCTAAATCTTCTGCGTCTTTTTCTTCCTTTTCTAATTTCTTCTTTTCATCAATCTCTGCATACCTTTCAGTTTCCTTTTTATTATATTCTTCCTTTCGTGCAATAGAGTCCTCATCTGATTCTCTTCTTTCCTTAGAAAAATCACTCTCCCCTTGTTCGTCTATTCTTGCTGTTTCTTCTCTTGCATTATTTGCTGTTTCTTCTAAAATTTTAAGTCCCTCTGCTACTCCTGTTACCTTAGTCATTATACCTGGTACTGCTGCAAACGGACTCCATAAAAGTATGTCTTCCCATATTGTAGTGTCTGATAATTCTTTCGCTATTGCTAAATGTTCGTCTACTATGTCCCAATCTTCTTGAGTTTCTGCATTTGAAATTAAATCTCTAATTGGTATCATAATTGATTCGGGTGCTTCTGCCTGTCCCCACCTTCCTAAATATATTGATGAAGCCCATGCTCCCCCGAACGCCATTGCCTTTGTACTAAAAACTTTACCCATTATACTACTTGTCAATCTCATTGTTTTTGCATTAATTGCTATCTCTCCTACTTTTGTTACTGTTGGTGTTGCTATACGTGCTGCTGTTGCTGTATATGACGACGCTGTTACTGCCGCCTGTTGGGCGAATCCCGATTGTATTGCTGCCTGTGTTGCTGTCGCTCCACTCCCAAATAATAATGACGCCCCTGCTGCTACTCCTCCTGCTCCTACTGCTACTGCCCCGAGTCCTAGAGTTGCCCCTATTCCTGCTCCTATTGCCAAACTCTTTACTTTATCCCCAGTTGTAAATTCTTCCCTTTGTCCTTGTTGTGTTAGATCAATAACTCCCTCTTTGTCTGGTGCTTGCATTCCTTCCGATGGTTGATTCAATTCAATCCCCTTATCTTCCTGTGGTTTATTAAGTTCAATTGATGATGATTTTTCATTTACTAACTTTCCATTTTCCGCTTTTAATTTTCCAGTAGTTCCGCTATATTGTTTGTATGTTGCTTCAGTATCTTCCTGTGTTCCCTTTTTACTAGACTTTTTCTTTTTCTTCTTCTTCTTCTCTTTAGTCATTTGAGTATCTTCTTTAGGTGCGACATAATCTTTTTTCTTCTTCTGCTTCTTTGTTGGATTTAAATATATTGTTCCTGCCATTATAGTTTTTGAATTACCCTCTCCATTATTTTAGTATTGTTATTAATCACTTTTTCAGTTCTAAGCATAAACCACATTACCATGCAAATTGGAAAACCGAAGTTTGATAGTAAGGCTATATATTCTTCCATTATTCTCCTGACCCCGCAGTTGTTTCCGATGGTTTAGTTTCTGTTTCGTCTCCGTCTTTCTTTTCATCTGATAACATTTCGTTCTCCAAAGATACTGGAAATGTTAACTCTATGATTAAGTTTAACTGCGCCATACATTGCTCCTCGATGAATAATTGTTCTTCCTCTATATTCTGTTGAAATGCTAAATATGCTATCTTTGCACTTGACTCTGTAAACTCTCCACTTCCCCCTAGAATAATCTTTGGTACTCCTACCGCTTCATAAAAGAAATTACCTTGTGCTTCAATCCACGCCTTAGGGTCTAATGTTGCATTTGGTGCTACGGTTATTAATTCAGATTCCGATACATCATAAGGCTCATAAATATTTGCACTTACTGTCTTTGTTGCTAAATCCATCTTTGCTTTATATGCTGCAATTTCTGTTGGGTCATCTGTCTTTAATTTAAACTTCCATCTTGGAGTTACGTTATCGTGCATTACTTGTTTATAATCTGTGATTGATTCATTACGTGCTAATATGATATTCTCGACGCTGTCAATTACTGATACTCCATGTATTTGGTCTCCTATTCTATTCCTCGATAAATGAAATATCTCTTCAGGTTTAAATTTTGTAATCTTTCCTTTTAGAGTGTCCTCATATCTTTTTAACATTCCATTCTTTCCCATAACTATACTTACCCTACTTGGATTCAAAGGTTTCAAATTAATTAAGTTCCCCTCATCATCTCTGATTATTTCACAAAATGAATCCCCACCAATATAATAAGTTCTAACCATGTTCTCAAGAATTGTATTAAATGTATCTAGTCCATTTCCCCTAATTGTATCTAGTAACATTTCTGTTTGTTCATCTGCTGTAAAACCTTTCCCAATAGTCCATGTAGATTTTGCGTTTATGGTTGCGTGTAGTTCTGCGATTGTTTTAAAATATCCTAGTTGTTGATTCCAGTTTGAATTAGTCCAAATTGTTTCACTCAATTCATTTGGAGAATCTAAGCTATCAGTAGCGACGCTGTAATCGTCTGGGTGACTAACTTCCCCTACAACCATTGATGTTACTTTATTGTCTGCCATTTTATAATCCTAGTGTTATTTGTAATTCTTTAATTCCCATTTGTTCTTTCCAAACGTCTACTCCAAACCCATCGCTTTTCATTTGTTCTCCCATATCAAAACCTTTATGCAAAACCTTACCTATAAGTCTTCCGTATTTCCCTACTCGGTTTGTTTTGTCGATTAAGATTTCTACTTGTGCCCCTAGTATCATCTCTGCTAAATGATTTCGTGCCTCTACTCCATGTTCTTCATTAAGTTCTGCTGCCATAATGTTCGCCATTCTTATTGGGAAATCAAAATCCCTAAAACTACAACTTACTCTTATAGTATCACCGTCATGGACTTTAACAACTCTTGCGTCGAAGTCTTCTGCTATCTGTTGGTGTGGACTATCAAAATAATACATATTCATTTGGGAGTTCGTCAGTTCCGGGAATCTTATAAAATCATGTGCCATTTTATCGTACCCTCATTATCCAAACTACTGTGTAGAATGGAGGTCTATTTTCTGTGCTTGCTGAATCTGATGTTTTTGTTCTATAAAAAGTGTCTGTGTTTGAATCTAAATTTTGATTTCTTTTTTGTGATACAAATGTTCCGCTAGTTCCATCTACATTGGAATGTGAAGGACTTGCCGACCCGAAATTAGATGCTATTGTATGAAAATGGTCTGTAGGTGTTGCACTTCCTCCAGTTGCCCCGCTTGTCTCCCTACCTTCTAAAAATATCCCTCCATTTAAATCGGGGATTGTTTGACCATTCAAAGGACTAAGTGCATCTACTAAAACTGAACCATCACATTCTACCCATCCCTCCGCAAGATTAGGAACTCCTGATAAAGATTTTGCCCATGCGACAATAGAACCAATAGGACTATCCCCAATACTTCTACTTTCTTTTTCGACTAAAGTTGTGCCTGTTAATAATTGGTCTGCCATTATACTTTTTGCTCCTTAATCCACGTTACCGTTTTTTGGTCTTTTAATAATCCAATACATTGAACAAATCTTGCCCAACACGTATTTACTATGTTTTCGTCTGCTCTTTGACTTCCGTAACCGCTTGGGTCTCCTAACGCTATGAAATAACCACAATAATTAGATTCTATCTCTGTTAATAGTCCCGTCGCTGTTGTCTTGTATAGTGCCCAATTTGTTGAGAAGTCTTCACGTGTTAAATTATTAACAAACCCCTCAATCTCTTTACATAATTGATTAATATATGCTTCACTTGCTACGGTTGTTGAGTAACCTGTCCCCGCTTTTGCTATACATTCTACCGAAGTTGCAAATATTCCAGTGTGTGCCATTGTTTTAACAGAAAGCCATTATATTTAATCCTTTGCTTTTTACTAACCACGCACTTCTTTTCAATGCTTCTACAATATGGTCGTATTTTCCATGTATTTTGATGTTTTTAGTATCTTTGTCGACGACATACTGGATAGATGTTAAAGCCCTAATTAATTCATCGTTCTTTTCAGAGAATTTAATTAATCCTTGTTCCATCATAATCTTTAGATTACTATACATTTCAATACCTTGTAATTGTTTTGTTCGACCATCTGCGTCTATGTCTCTTTTGGCGTTGTTTAGTCCTATTGCCTTACGTTTCAAAGAGTTGTGAGTTAGCATATAATCAAGAATTGGACTTCCTAATCCTCCATCATCTACCCCAATCTTTCTATAATTATATTGTTCGTTTAATCGAATAATCTTATTGACCGTTTCCCATGCCTTTTGGTCTTCTGTTGTTTCAGTCGAGAATACATAACTTAGTTTTCCTTTATTCTCTATTGAGGCGAAAGCGTTAGGATCTCCCCCATGTCCTGCAAAATCTACTCCTAAAAAATTTCTCCCATTTAATACTCTATTTTCTGAAAAACATTCTTCTATCAGTTCCCTTGAAAAGAATTGTTGTAATGAATCTAAAAACTCCGCTTCATACTCTTGGCAATATTCCAACGTAGTCATACGTTTCTTTTCTTGTCCTAAAAATTCCTCTGTAATCCTCGGGCAGTCTTTAGACATTATGTGGATTTTATGGAAGTCATCAGATTGGAAACAATCATAGAAAAATCCCTCATTCCCTCTTGGAGTAGAAAGTAAATCAAGAGTACCCCCAGTAGTAGCCAACATAGGACGGATAGCCACAAAAACGGCGTCGGGGATATAATGTGCTTCATCAGCGACCAACTTATTAACGGTAAAGCCACGTAAACCATAACCTGTTTGTCCTGCGGGCTCTGCTCTAATAATACTCCCATTTTTTAATTCTATTTTATGGAATGTTGGTCTTCCTTTAATTTGATTCTTTCCAAGTCCCATGATTTGAGCTTTAACTTTCTCCAATAACTCGATAGATTGTCTATCCACTGACGCGATGATAAGAGTAGAAGTTTTCGGATTGAGTAATGCAAACAGAGCAACTCTGAGGGATTCTGCAAAAGACTTACCCGACTGTCTGCCTGCACGTACAACGGTATTCCCCTTATGCATAATGTATTCTTTTTGCCAGTCATCGAGTTTAATATTGAGGGATATTTCTGCGTATTTTATTACGTTCTTTGTATTCCACAAATTTTCTGAATTTAACTTTTCCTTCGTCATTGTAACACGTCCAACATTCATGCCCTTCATTTGTTAACCATTGCATTTTCTTCTTTTCAATTACTGATAATTTTCCATTTGTCTTGCACTCTATAAATAATAATTTGTAATAGTTTTGTCTTGAACGGTTTATTTTCTCAAACGCAATAAAATCGGGAAAACCTGACCCTAAACCCATCCCACGACCGCCTATGAATTTCTGTTTTGCCTTAATCATACATGAATTATCTAAGTCTACGTTATTTTGCCACTTACAAACAACATAACCTTTGGATTCTAAATGTTTTCTTGTTTTGACCTCAAACGCTGCCCCTTTTTTCCTATTTGCTTTTCCCTGTGCTTTGTAATCTATCATATATCCGCTTCATTAGAAATAATTTTATATTGATTCTCTTTGACTTCTTGTATCATGCCTAAACTTAACATTAATTTCATTGTCTCACGAATTGTCTGCTCTGATGCTCCTATGTCTATCATAATCCTACGCCACAATTTATTAACGTGTAATGTCTTTCCAACTATTGGTTTTAAAATCCTCTTAATCTTCGCATATCTTG